CTTGACGAAACTGGCGCGTCTGGCCGCGCTTTCTGTCCTCGCCGCGACGGTGTTCGTCTGGGCGGTCGGCACTGGCATTGCTTTGTGGGCAGTGACCTTCCCCGAAGGCATGTGCCGGTGGCCCTACACGGTTTGGGCGCTGTTCTGGCCGGTCTTCCGGGTGGAGCGCGTCGAAGGCGAACGGCGTTTTTGTTGGTTTCGTGACGATGAGACTGCTGACCTTCATGGCGAGTGGACCGCGCAAGAGCTTTGGCAGATCGCGGACATGATGAGCCCCGAGCCGGACGGCCTGGCGGGGAGGGGCGCGTGATGGACAGCCGCGAAGAGGCTTACCGCAAGTCGGTCCGCATCAACACGATCTACACCATCTGCCTCGACGCAGCGGCCATGTCGATCACCCGGATGCAGATGCCGCCCGCCAGGCGGGAGCCGACCGGCCTGGACTACCGCGCAGGATGAAATCCATGTCCCGCCGCACCCGACGCGCCGCACCCGACGTCTCCCGCGTGGACCTCGGCCCCGACATCCGGCGCAAGCGCGGCGATGTGGTCGAGCACTACCGCGCCGATCCCGACAACCCGAACCGCGACGTTAAAGGCGCCCACACCCGCGTCGCCTACCACGTGCTCTGGATCGAGGGCCGCATCACCAACGAGCAGCACGAGGCCGCCGACCGCTACCTCGTCCGCCTCGAACAGGCCCAAGGCGCCGTCGAGGGCTCGCCCGCCCGCGTGGCCGGGATCCCCGCACAGGGCTCCGCCGGCCCCACAGAGCGCCAGGTGATGGCGCTGGCCGACCTCCGCGATGCCGACGCCGTCCTCGCCAACGACCGCGACCTCGCCCGCCACGTGGTGGGCTGGAACCTCACCCCCGGCCCGTCCGAGATCCCCGCTCTCCGTGCTGCGCTGCAACGGCTGGCCGACTTCTGGCGAATGTGAATGCCTTGCGGGAAGGTCTTGACACGGCACGTCAACCGCTTGTAGGCAGGGAGCATAATTCAGACTTGCGCCCAGAGCCCAACGGCCCGGGCGTCTTTGTATCCGGAGCCACCCCATGCCTCGCACCCTGCGCGTGCTGGCTAACGGCGCGCTCTACACCGCCGGCCACGACACGCAGCAGGACGACGCGCGCATCTCCACCTTCGCCCAAGCCCAAGGCGAGGCCGCGCGCTACTCCGTGGACTGGACCGGCCGCTTCTCAGGCGCCACGCCCTCCGCCGTATGGACCGTCACCGGCGCCAACAGCAGCGCCGCCGCCGTCAGCGGCTCCACCGCATCCATCACCGTCTCCGGGCTCACCGAGGGCACCGTCGCGGAACTCATTTGCACCGCCACCAGCGGCAGCGAGATCGGCGTGGCGCGGTTTCGCATCGCCTGCCCGAACGTGCTGGCAGTCTCCGGCGTGATCTGATGCCGCGCGGCAGACCACCGGTTCGCCCGTCGCTGGACGATCCGTCAGTTGTCGAGGCGCTGTGCGCTCGCCTCTGTGCCGGTGAGGGTCTGAGCCAGATCTGCGCCGACGACGGCATGCCGCAGCGCAGCGCCGTCTATCTGCGCATGGCAACGGACGAGCAGTTTCGGACAGTTATCGCCCGCGCGCGAGAAGCGCAGCAGCACGCCATCGTGGACGAGACGGTGGACCTCGCCGATCAGGCGACGCCCGACAACTGGCAGGTTGTGAAGCTCCAGATTTGGGCGCGCCAATGGCGGGCCGGGAAGCTCGCCGCGAAGTTCTACGGCGACAAGCAGTTGCACGCCGGCCCTGACGGCGAAGGACCGATCCAACTGAATGTCCGCATCATTGACGAAGGATCTGACGCTGCCGGTGCGCCGGCAGCTTCGCCCGCTGGTCACGACTGATCGCCGCTACGCCGTCGCCGTCGCGCATCGCCGTGCCGGCAAGACCGTCGCCGCCATCCAGCGACTTATCATCTCGGCGCTGTCCTGCCCGAAACCCCGCCCGCGCTGCGCCTACATCGCGCCGACCTACAGCCAGGCCAAGGCGGTCGCGTGGGACTACCTCAAAGTCTACACGCGCGACATCGCCAGCGCGGTGCATGAGAGCGAACTCCGCGTCACGGTGCCCAACGGCGCGCAGATCCGCCTGTTTGGTGCGGAGAACTACGACGCGCTGCGCGGGCTCTACCTCGATGACGTGGTGCTGGACGAGTTCGCGGACATGCAGCCGGGCATCTGGCCCGTTGTCCGTCCCGCGCTGTCGGATCGCGCCGGGCGCGCGCTGTTCATCGGCACGCCGAAGGGGCGAAACGAGTTTTTCCGGGTCTATGACGAGGCCACGCGCGATCCGGCGTGGCTCGCCATCAGCCTGCGGGCTTCCGAGACGGGCATTCTCTCGCCCGAGGAACTGGAGGACGCGCGGCGCCGGCTGACCGAGGACGCCTTCCTTCAGGAATTTGAGTGTTCGTTCGACGCTGCCGTCCTCGGCGCCTACTACGGCAAGCTGCTGGACGACGCGCAGCAGGCGGGCCGCATCTGCCGCGTGCCCTACGATTCCGCCGCGCAGGTTCACACCTCCTGGGACCTCGGCATCGGCGACAGCACCGCGCTCTGGTTCTTCCAGGCCATCGGCCGCGAGATCCACGTGATCGACCACTACGAGGCCAGCGGCGAGGGCCTCGAACACTACGCCCGCGTGCTGCAATCCAAGCCCTACCTGTGGGGCACGCACTACCTCCCGCACGACGCAGCCGCCCGCGAACTCGGCACCGGCACGTCCCGCGTCGAGACGCTGGCCCGCCTCGGCATCAAGGCCACCGTCGTCCCCGCGCAGGCCAAGGACGACAGCATCAACGCCGTGCGCCTGATCCTGCCGCGCTGCTGGTTCGACGCCGAGCGGTGCAAGGCGGGCCTCGAAGCCCTGCGGCTCTACCGCCGCGACTACGACGAGCGGCTCAAGACCTTCCGGGATCGCCCGCGGCACGATTGGACAAGCCACGCGGCGGACGCCTTCGCGGTGTTCGCAGTCGGCCACAGAGCGGAGCAGCCTGACATGGCAGCGGTGAAGTCGCGCCTGCGGGCGGCAAGGAGCGGCGGATGGATGGCAGCGTGAGGGAGGGTTACGACCCGCGCGACATCCTGCAGGACGCGCTCGACGCCTATCGTGAGGCGCTGGACGCGGACAAGGACAACCGCGACGCGGCCTATGACGACCTGCGCTTTCTGAGCGGCGAGCAGTGGGACGAGACGGTCCGCCGCCAGCGCCAGCGCGACGGCCGCCCGACGCTCACCGTCAACCGCCTGCCGCAGTTCGTCCGCCAGGTCACCGGCGACATCCGCCTCAACAAGCCCGCCATCGTCGTCCGCCCCGTGGACGGCGGCGCTGACGTTAGGGTCGCCGCGCTCTACTCGGGCCTCATCCGCAATATTGAAAGCGTCTCCGACGCCGACACGGCCTATGTCCAGGCGGCCGAGCATGCCGTCGCCTGCGGGATGGGCCACTTCCGGGTCACGACGCAGTACGTCGCCGACGACGCCTGGGAGCAGGACATCCGCATCGAGCCGGTGCGGAACACGTTCGCCGTCGTTTGGGACCCGCAGGCGACCAAGCTGACGCGCGAGGATGCCCGCTATTGCTTCGTGCTGGAGCGGGTCGCGCGTAAGGCGTTTCGCGCCCGCTTCCCGAACGCCGCCCTGTCCGACATGGACCGGCCCGTGCCGACCGAATGGCGCGACTGGGCCAGCCGCGACACGGTGCTGCTCGCCGAATACTGGGTCCGCAAGCCCATCACGCGGCGCCTAGCTGCGCTGCCGACAAGCGAGGTGCTGGACGTCAGCGACGCCCCGCCCGAGGAACTGGCGGCCCTGCAGATGGCCGGCGCCCGCATCCGGGACAGCAAGGGCCACAAAATCTGCAGCTACCTCATCAGCGCCGGTGACGTGCTGGCGGGGCCGTTTGACTGGCCGGGCAAATACATCCCCATCGTGCCGGTCATCGGGTCGGAAATCGTCACCGGCGACCGCGTCATCCGCCACGGCCTTGTGCGCTTCGCCAAGGACCCCCAGCGCATGTACAACTACCACCGCAGCGCCGCTGTGGAGGCCATCGCGCTCGCGCCGAAGTCGCCGTGGATCGCGACGCCGGAGCAGGTCAAGAACTTCGAGGACGACTGGGCGCGGGCGAACCAGGACAATCTGTCGGTCCTGCTCTACAACCCCGACCCGCAGGCGGGCGGACCGCCGCAGCGCATCGCGCCGCCGCCGGTGCCGGCCGCGCTGATCCAGGAGTCGGCGCTCTCGTCCGACGACATGAAGGCCACCACCGGCATCTATGACGCCGCGCTGGGGCAGCGGTCGAACGAGACGAGCGGCCGCGCCATCCTCGCCCGCCAGCGCGAGGGCGACGTCGGCACCTACCACTACATCGACAACCTGGCGAAGGCGATCGGCCACGCCGGGCGCATCCTGGTGGACATCATCCCGCGCATCTACGACACCGAGCGCGTGGTCCGCATCCTGGGCGAGGACGGGGCGTCTGATGTTGCCACGCTGAACATCCAGACGCCGGACGGGCGCCGCCTTAACGACCTGTCGGTCGGGCGCTACGACGTCACCGTCAAAACGGGGCCGAGCTTCTCCACCCGCCGCGAGGAAAGCGCGCAGGCGATGCTGGAGTTCATGCGCGTGTTCCCGCAGTCGGCGCCGCTGCTGGGCGACATGCTGGCGGATGCGATGGACTGGCCCGGCTCGCGCGTCATCGCGGCGCGCCTCAAGGGGCTGCTGCCGCCTGGCGTGGCCGAGAGGGCTGCTGCCGAGGCGAAGGGCGAAGAGGTGCCGCCCGAGGTGATGCAGATGATGCAGCAGCCGTCGCCTGAGCAGATGAAGATGCAGGCGGACTTGCAGGCGCAGCAGGCCGAGTTGCAGATGAAGCAGCAGCAGATGCAGGCCGATCTGATGATTGAGCAGGCGAAGCTGGCGATAGAGCGCGACCGGCTGGCGCTTGAGTTTGAGAAGCTGCGGCTGACCTTCGCGGGGCAGATCGTGCAGCAGCCGTCCAGCAGACAGGTGCAGTAACATGGCGAACGTGAAGATCTCCGATCTGCCGGCGGCGTCGAGCGCGGCGGGCACCAATCAGCTTGAGACAAATCAGAGCGGCGTGACGCGGCGCGTCACTATGGCGCAGATCGCTCAATATGCGCGCGACAGCTTGAGCCTGAAAGATTACGGCGCCATCGGGGACGGCGTGGCCGACGACACAACCGCCATCAATACGTGGTGGCTGGCGGTCTGCACCACTGGAAACGCGGGATACATTCCGCCCGGAACCTATCGCTGCACCGGCACGATGCTCGACCTCAACCTTAATGTCGCGGGTGGCACGTCTTCCCGCGTCGGCGGCGTCGTCTACGGCGCAGGCGCCCGGCGCAGCATCATTGATGTGCAGGCTTGCACCGGCAGCCCCCAATTCCGGCTGAAGGATACAAGTGGCGCAGCGTTTTACTGGTCGTTCCGCGACTTTGGCATCCGCTGCAACACCAGCGGAATCGGCGCGCAATTCGGCCGCGACTGGAGCGGCTCCAACTACCCCGATTTCTTGAACAGCTTCACCTTCCACAAGATCGTGGTGACGAACGGCGCCGCCAACGCCGACGCCGCCCTGCGCCTTAATGGCGTGCTGCAGTCCAGCCTCGACATCGTGGCGAACAA